TCACCACAATAACCACGGAAGATGAAGACTCTTCCTTCGTTATTCATGTCGAGAGCACCGACTTCACCAATGGTGTTGTCCAATGTGCTTGCGTACTCTCGACCAATTAAACTTCTAAGATTTGCCATTACTCCCCGTGATTAAGATTTGCAGAAAAGTGTGACTCTAACGAGTCCGTGAGCACCCTCAGAAGAACAGCAGCAACCGCCACCGTATACCTGAGCAGAAACACCACCAGAACCAGGAGGACCGTTTCTATGGCAGGAACTGGAGTAACCACCGTTATTACCAGTCAACCACAATGTAGCTCTTCTACCACAGGAGTGCATCTCTGGACGACGCAGAACATGGTGGATACCATATCTAGCACCGAACATAGGAGCAACTGGGTGATAGTCTTTCTTATGACACCAGTTACCACAACCTGGGTTGCAGTCATAGTGAATATAGGAATCTAGGTTACCCCAGAAGAACTTACCTTTTTGTTCACACTGTCTGTAACAAGCACCGTCGTTAGCAGGATAGTGTTCATTCTGCCATCTGTTACATGCAGGACCAATTTCATTCTTCCTTGTTCTACATGCAAAGTAGGAGTCAACCCAGTGACAGCAGTTGAATCCGTGACATCCACCACAAGCACAGAAGTCACTTAGACCAGGACCACTGACATATGACTTACATCCATCAAAACCACCTCTAGATGGGTGACGACAGGTGCCAGATGCTACACAGATATCATAGCAGCAACCATCCAATTGAGAGACGCCCATATCTTCAGCACATAGTGTGCAAGACATATACTGTCCCGAGTGTCCAGACCATGCAATAGAGCAGCAGCATGTACCTGAACCGCCGCCACCGCCGCCCCAAATTTCCCATTTGATGCGACAAATACATTCGTTAGGCACACACCATCTGTATCTGTTCCAGTCATAGTTATGACTTGAACCATACTCCCAACAGTGGTTTCCTCTGAATAGATACTGATGTGCTCCTGGACCCAAATACGTCTGGACGGGTAAATTATCCAGTGAAGGCACATCTAGAAGATCTCTTAAACTTGACATTCTAGTATTCCCTCTGTTAGTTTATCAGTTAGATAGAATCGACCATCCAAAAGCAGAACCTGTGTAGATTAGCTCGAGAGATGCGTTCTTGATATCAAAGTCAAGATCTTCCGCCAAGTTAGCGATCTTATGACCGTTGCGTAAGACATTTACTTTGTTATTCCCGCAGTTTCCAGCAGCGTCAATTAGATTGATTCTGTCACCTACTCTTGGGTTAGCTGGCAAAGTCAAATCAAAAACTGCTGCAGTTGTGTCGAGTAGCAGGATCTGTCCTGCTAGGACATTATGATTAGAGGTTACTGCGAGAGTCTCTCTAGTATCTGTTGGTGTTGATAATACTCGTCCCATGGGTCTTTATACTCCTATGTGTTTATTTATTGAAAAAATTAAGCGGTTTCTTCAACACCGTAAACGGAGATACTGACGCCAGTTGTATCAGCAAATGCTACAACTTTTTTGGTTGCATCGAGTGCAACACCAGTTCTCTCCAAAACGCCGTAACCACCAATTTCAGCATTGTACTCAATGTACTCGCCAGGTGTAGGTGTGTCGGTTGCAGCTAGAGCAACACGAACGCTAACAGGTGTAGCATTTGTGTTGACCATATTAAGGTTGAGGTACGAAACTGTAGAACCAGGAACGGTATATACAGTTGTTAAGGTTGCCGCAGCTAGGGAAGATTGAGTCCCCAGAATTCCAGAAGCCATTGTTTTCTCCTTGTGGTGTGTCTAAAAGAAAGTAAGTTCGATAATATTTATAAAATGGGGATCAAATCGATCCTGCCCAGAACACATATCCCTTGGTCGTTCTAGTGCTATCAACATATGTCTTAACAGCACGCTGAGTTGGGACCTTTTGGTTGCTGTTAGCGGAGAGAGTAACATCAGAAGAGAATTCTGTGATACTTTCACCAAGTTGAGCACCAATGGAACCCAGTCTCAAGGACGATAGACCAGATAGGTCGAAGGAAGAAGCGTTCAGGGTTGTGCTACCAGTTGCCTGGTTAACTCTGAAGTAACGACCAACAGTGAAGTTGCCGTCTTGGTCAGTAGAAACAAAGAATACGCGACCTGGGAAGTCTTCAGTAACTTCGTTACCTGGAGCAGGTGGTACGAGTGGTTCACCTGGCCAGTTAACTTGTGTCTTAGTTCCACTACCGATGTTCAGGAAGTCATGACCAGTTAGACGCACCTGAGAGTAGGAATATCTAATCTTATATCCCTGACCATCATATGTTCTGGTTGGTTTTTCAGCAGCAAGAACAACTAGAACAGTACCAGTGGTATCTGTCTGGGCGTTAGTGACCTGCATGAATTCGTTATCAATCTTGATAAAGTCATTGAGGTTGAAACCAGAAGCATCAGTAACTCTGATGTCTAGCTGAGAAGCATCAAGATCTCTACGAGTATCTGTCTGATCAACGACTTTAATTTCGATGGAACGAACTGTTAAACCAGAGTTGTGAGGAGCAGCATTTGTTCCTTCAACTCCACGAACAACTTCCATAGATGTTGCAGTTGGGAAGGAGGTGATGCTCATCATCTCATCTTCCACAACTAGGAATGCACCGATGGAGAATCCACTAATTGAAGAAACAAAGATTGTAGTTTCAGTAGCATTGTTAATTGCAGCACTCAATGTGGTTGGATCACCATACTGATATCTGGTGATATTTTCCAAACCATCATGAGTTGCAGCTGCAGAACCAAGTAGTCCTCTAGTAACTGTCAGAGTACCATAACCCACAGGTGCGGTGTAAGAGGAGTTAGAAACAACAAAGGTGAATGGTTCTTCACCAAGTCCACCAGGACCAGTGATGAATTCAATCGAACCACCAGGCTTAGGTGCTGCAGATAGACCAGTTAGAACAAGAACGAATCCGTTTTGTCCACCAACTGCATCTGCGTTATTTACTAGGTTTGCTGAAACATTAGTTGTTTGACCACTGATAACTTCACCTTGTACGAAAGTTCCTTTAAGTGGTCTATAAAGGATTTTATAAACACCTGCCTGAACAGAAACAATCTCACCAATTGCTCCAGATGTTAGACCGATGATTCTCTCATCATTAGACCAGATGGTGTCTCCACCAGGACCGTTGACAAGAGTTGCCACATCATACTCTAATTGGAGACCATCAATTTCTCCTTGAAGTGTTGCTTCGTTCTGGTTGAAACCAGAAGAAACGATAGCGTATGTACCCCAGGAAGAGTTACCTGCGAGAGATCTAATTCTACCGCCTCTAGTAGCAGTGTAAGAGATGTGTGCGTAGTAGGTGAAGCAAGAAACGATTTCAGATGCACCGTTATTTGTTACCCAGAAACCAACACCACCTTCCTCATAGATCTGAGTCCATGAGTCAAACACGATTGACTTGTTAGAAGGAGTTGCAGTACCGTCCCACTTAGCGTGAACATCACCATCGATAATTGCACCAGTTGCAGTACCACCGAAGGAGGAACACTGAGAAACATAAGGAGACTTGGTAATTGGTGAATTAGGATCAAGTCTTACATAAACACCCTTAACAGTTGCGGTGTTCATGTCCTTAGGATCACTAGTGGAAGGAACGAAACCGCTCATTCCATCCATAACAAGATCCTTCAACATTGTCTTGTTACCGAGCAAGAACATTGTTGCGTGCTCGTTATTAACAATGCTAACACCATTGATAGCGATGTCAGTTGCACCAGCTTCATAGGTGTCAGAAGTTGTCCAGAGACTGCTGTTAGCAGTTCTAGTTACGCCACTGAGGTTACCAGCAGTAAGACCATCGGTAACTACTTGGATCAATGCAGCGATTGCTGCTTCGATTGCAGCACAACCATTAGGATCGCTAGTAATTGTGTTATCAATTACCTGTGTAATACCATGAGATCCAGTTACAGTGACAGGAACATTGTTGATGATGTCATATGCGATCTGGTTCATATAACCAAGAATCGATACAACCTCAGCTTCACCACCATTCCAGTAGTTGCCAGTTAGTTGAGTATCAATTCTGTCATAAATTAGATCGTTACCACCATAACCAACATTAGTGTAAATGTCCTGAACAATTAAAGTTAGGTCATTTTCAAACTGAGTTTGATCAGATCCAGGTGGATACGAAAGAGAAATACCACCAGCAGATGCCTTAGCAAGTGTTTCCTTTACAAGGAAAGATGTATTTGCTTTGAGTAGGTTGTATGCGTCACCATTTCTGTGACCAGCAAATCCTTGAATCTTAAGAACGATAGTAGAACCACCATCCTTAACATCAATGACTTCACCAGTTTTTGAACCGTCACCAGAGTTTACGGTAGAACCAAGAACTTTATACTGATAATCAGGAACCTGTGCAAGATCAAGTTCAATCGTTGTAGAAGGTTCACCATCTCTAGGTGTGATACGAGTGGTTCTTAGGTTATCACCAACAATGGATACTTCCTCAGGAACACGCATTGGAAGGATCTCATTGTAAGTACCTGCCTTAACATAGATTGTTGCAGGACCACTTACGCTGTCAACAGCGTGACGAAGAGTTGCGAATGCTTCTGTGATGTTCTCACCAGTGTTGCTGTCGCTACCCTCTTGGGTGACATAATAAACTTTTTGAGTTACCTGATTCTTTTTCCAAGTAGGATATCCAGTATCAGAGTCAACTGTTAAGACTGTACCGTCATTACCGATAGGCAGTCTTGCAGGACCAGATCCAGATTGATAAAGAATATCACCAGCAGTGGTTAGAACATTCGCCTGAGCACCTTGTGCTAGAGAGTTCCAGTATTGACCAGTGGTGTCAGTTTCTGGTGTATTACCTTGAGATTGAGCAATACAAATATAGGAGTTGCTGTTTCTAGAAACTGCGTCACCTGGGAAGTAAACTGTGCTTGCATCCCAAGTTCCTCTCCATGTGAAACCACCGACGATGAAGTCCCAATCAGTCTGACCAGAAGCAGCAGGAGAAGAGTTTACATTAGTAGTTTTTGCAACATACGAGTTACCACCTAGAAGGACAACATCACCAGGCTTGTATGTTGTAGTTGCATCCCAGTTACCAACAACCTTGAAACCAGTTGTTAGGATTTCCCAAGTGGTGCCGAGACCATTGTTGGGTTGAATAGCTGTGGATGTCGCAATTGCGATGTATGAGTAACCACCGTAAGTTACAATATCACCTTTTTGATATTCAGTGCTTGCGTCCCAAGTATCTTCAAACTTTAGACCATCAAGATAATCAGCAAACTTTGCAGGATCAAAGTTAGCTCCAGCGGTGTGAGGAACAGTACATCTATAGAGAACATTACCATACTTGGCAATATCGTTCAATCTATAGAAAGTGGCTGTCGCCCAGTCACCAGTATTGTAGATACCCTCTGTGTGCAACGACCAGTTGCTTACATCAGTGGAGTACCATTGTGCCGCCGTGGAGACCGAAGTATGGTTCGCGGTCGCGACATAAGTGTTAGCACCAAATTTAACAATGTCGTCGATGACATAGGCAGTATCAGCCGCCCAATCACCGCGCCAGTTAAATTTTAGTCTTCCAAGTCTAAAATCTGCCATTTGTGTTTTCCTTTACTTAGGTCCTTCGGTGGTATAATCGTATGCTTCGTTAAAGCGGATAACAAAATATCCATCATCATCGATGAAGTAGGTAATTTTCCTACTATCAAATCTATACTGTTGATATTTATCCTGTGGATCATTGACATATGATTTGTCTTCCGTAGTTTCTTCTACGTAATCATACAATCCAGTCGCAATATCTAGGTAAGGAGTTCCATCAAGTCTGTGGAAATCAATAACCTCATCATCAATACTTCTGATTTTGGTGTAGCGAAGCATACCATCTTCATCTCTGCGAAGAGCGTGAATAGTAAAGTCATTACCCAAATCATAGCTATTACCAGAGAAACCTCCACCGCCGCCAGTGCCGCCACCGCCGCCGCCAGAAGTTCTGTAACTATCGCTGATGTACATCGTCATGATACGATTACCCTCCAGTAACTGCCTTCCCATATTAACTGAACACTTGCGCCTTTCAGATCAAAAACCAGAGGAGAATCAACTACTCCAAAAGTATTTTGAAACTGTCTGCCGATAGGGTCCACAATAGTAATATTATTTATATCCCATGTGAACTTTACGTCGATAAACTCTATAACATCACCTGCTTTTGGAACAAGTTGATTATTATAGAGAGGGAGCGTAAGTGTTAGGGGACCGCTTGAGGAGTCTACAAGATATCTGAGTGAGGTTCCAAGAACTTGACTAGAATTAATTAGTTCCCATCTAGCTCTAAAAACATCAAAACCGCCAGTCGTACTACCGTCATGAATGACGGCCATATTCTTATCGGTATCAATTGTAAGCTCACCTTCAGCACCAGTAAACAGTGCGTGTTCGGCTGTAGTACCCCTTCTAAATTGAACCTGAGTTGTCATCAGTGTTTTTTAGATATCATTTGTATTTATAGGATTAGATAATCCATCCATAAGATCTTGGAGGTGTTACCTGGACAAACTTGATTCTCGATTCACCAAATACAATTGCGTCGGTGCTACCCGTGTAGAACTGGAATGGAGCAACATACTTAGTAGAAATATCGACTTCGATGTTTGTATGACCGAAGTATTTGATAATTCTCTTATATGTTGTGAGAACATTAACATCGATGTTCCCATCAGTAGTGAAGTAATTTCTGGTGAGTACAGGAACAACATCTTTGTTGAGTACCCTTGCAGTTCCGAATGTAGATACGACACGAGTAAAGCTGTGCTGAGTATCTCCAAGAACTGTAACCTGACCAGTAGTGACCCACGCACCTCTGCTGAATCTTTCAACTGCAGAACCAGAAATCTCAAGATTGATATCAGATGTAACAGTTCTCGTGAATCTCTGACGAGCAGCACCAACAAAGTCGTAGATTGCTCTCGCAGAAACAGCGATTGTTCTAGACTCAGTTGCACTGTCGAATCCGAATAGTGTTCCAGATCCAATAAATCTTCTGGTAGCGACAACCTTAGCATCGCCACTGAATGCAATGTCGCCTTCAACAGTAATTCTATTTGTTGTAGATTCAGCAGCGCCATTAACTGCAAACAGATTACCAAATCCAGTGTAATCAATTGCTCTTGCAATGTCAGCGATACCAGAAATATCAAGTGCGCCTGTCGTGCTGTGTGCAAATGTACGACGCTCGATGCTGGTAACGAAGTTGAATAGAATACCACCGCCCGTCTCGACTGCGGATGTTCTTTCTGTAGCAAGACCACTGAATTTGAATAGTCCTTCTGCTGGTGGTACGACAACAGTAGATTCTGCAGCGCCGTTGACTGCGAATAGAGAACCATCGCCAATGTAAGATCTTGTAGATCTGATAGATCCAACACCAGTAAAGTCGAAGAGTGCTTCTTTCTCGTCTGGGTTGAATGTGACAGATTCTGCTGCGCCACCAAGACCAAACAGTTGACCATCGCCAATGTAAATCTTGGTGAGAGAATTTGTAGATATACCAGATGTGAATACTGTACCAGTACCAATATTGTTTGGTGTAAATCTCTCGAATACATCTCCAGTAAAGTCGAGAAGTGCTCCTTCTTCTGGTGGATTGAAGGTAACTTTCTCTGCGATTCTCTGACCAGAGAAGGAGAACAGCAGTTGTCTTTCTTCTGGATTGAAGGTGACAGACTCTGCTGCACCAGAGAATTTCTTGAGCGATCCAGTACCAATGTAGATCTTGGTAAGACTTGTTTCTGTAGAAACAAATAGATCGACAGTACCAGAACCAATCCAATTTGGAATGTACTTGATACTTGCTTCGCCGCGTACAATAGAAGTTGTAAATCCAACCTCTGTAACGGACGCTTTGATTCCAGCTGCTTCTGGACGGAATACAATATCCGACTGGAACTCTGGTAGTTTGAAAGTAATACTCTCAGCAGCACCACCAAAGTGACCAATAAAGACATCAGCTTCGTATGCACGAGCTCTGGTTGTTCCGCCAACACCTGTGATATCGACGAATACTGTTGGTTGCTCTGCAAATGTGAGGATTGGTTCGGATACTTCTCCAGAGAACAGGATGGTTCCACCCTGACTGACTTCTCTGTAACCAGCACGAAGACCTGCTTTGTCTGGGCGGAATGCAATGTCTACCTGGAATGCAGGTAGTTTTCTGGTGATTGCTTCGTTGGTGAATCCAACTGTGAAGATAGAACCTTCGACAGAGTAAGCACGAGCTCTTGGAGTTTCTGCAACTCCAAATACTTCGACTTGTACTTCTGGTTGCTCTGCAAATGTAAGAATCTCTGGTTCGGTAGATCCAGATAGACGCAGATGACGGAATCCAATGTTGCCACCAAATGTGCGTCTCTGAGCAACAGCACCCTTGAGTTCCAGATCTGCCTGGAATGCAGGGATTCTGATTGTGATTGCTTCTGCACTTTGACCGATACTGAATAGAGTACCTTCGCCAAGGTGAACATCGACGATTCTGTAAGATGCTGCTCCAAATACAGATACTGTACCAAATGGTTGCTCTGCAAATGTAAGGATTTCTGGTGCAGTTGTTCCAGATAGTTTGATGTTTGCAGTGAAGGATTCTGCACGAGCAACTCGTACATCTGCTGTACCAACTGGAGAGAATAGTGCAGTCTTCTCTTCTGGATTTGCAGTAAAGGATTCTGCTGCTCCACTGAGTGCGAAGATGCGACCTTCGCCAAAATGAGACAGAGTAATAATTGGTACAACAGACTCGTTGAATACACGAAGATCTGCTTGACCGACATAGTTGTCTGTCTGTTTCTCGACTGCGATACCAGATAGTTTGGTGTGTACAGTAAAGGACTCGACGATAGTGGATCTGATTCCAGCGGTTCCCTTGAATACCAGATCTGCCTGGAACGCTGGAAGATCGATTGTAATCGCTTCGGAACTTGCTCCAATAGAGAATAGTACACCAGAACCATTCCAGTTTGGTGCATATCTGTATTTCGCTCCACCTCTGATTTCGACATCGACCTGTCTGAGAGTATCGGTTGCCGCTCTCTCGTCTGCTGTACCAAAGATTCTGAGATCGGCAAGACCAGTGTATCCAAGAGCGAACTTCTCGTCTGCTGTTCCAGCAAACTTGTAAGTAAATGTCTCTGCTGGTGGTACTGCTCCAACAGACTCGGATGCTCCACCAAATCCAAACAGTCTTCCAGAACCAATGTATACTGGTGCAAGTCTGGTAGTGGTAGATACAAGAGTGAATAGAGATCCAGAACCAATGTGCAGCAGACTGAAGTTTGTCTTGACTTGTCTGAAGTCGCTGGTAAGATTGGAGATTTTTCCGAATGGATATTCGGATACTTTGCTGAGTAGAGAAGCAGGGTAGGAAGTAAATCCGTAGTCTTCTCTGACAGTTCTTTCGTTGTTCTCGCTTGTGATAAATCCACAATCGACACTGCTTGTAACAACAGAACCGATAGTAGGATTGATAGAGAATGTATTTTGAACTGTTGCAACAACACCTGCTCCAGGAGATCCAATCTGAATAATTGAAGTTGGAGCAACTCCAGTAAGAACCTGACTGGTTGCAATATTGGTGACCTGACCAGAAGCAGGAAGACCTTGATAGTCTCTCTTCTGGTAGAAGTTGATAGAAGAATCGTTGTAGTGATAGGTTCTTCTTTCTGCGCTGCCACTGACTGCAAACAGACTTCCTTCTGCCTGATAACCAAATGTTCTGAGAACTGGTTCTGCAGTACCAAAGATTTCTGCACGAGCAGTACCATTCCAGTTTGGTACGAACGATTCGCCTGCATCTCCAAAGAAGGAGAAGAGCATCTGCTTCTCGTCTGGATTGAAGCTGACGCTTTCGACAAGACCGCCAAGACCAAATAGTTGACCTTCGCCTTCGTATGCAAATGTTCTGCTCTCGTCTTTTCCAACGAACGAAGGAATTCTTCCTTCTCCAGTAAAGACTTTGGAAAGACTGCTGTGTGCAGTACCCTTGAGTTCGATCTGGATCTCTGCAACCCACTGAGGATTGACTCTTGCGCGACCATCGACAAATATCTTGAGTCCACCAGAACCAATATGTCTGAGGGAGAAGTTGGTACGAGTTGCACTGTTGAGTAGGAACTTGCCAAACGGATAGTTCGTAACAGTCTGAGTAATGAATCCCCAGTCGATCGTACCAGAATGACCAACAGTAATAAATCCATGATCTAGAGTTACTGTTGGAACTGCATTTGCAGTTAGAATAATCTGATACTGAGGATCTACTACCGCAGTGACACCATTCTCGATTCTGATAACTGGATCCGAAGAAGATCCAGAGAGAATAGTTGGACTTGTAATACTTCCAACCGATGCTGTAGATGGAAGGAATCCGAAGTTCTCGTAATCGAAGAACCCAATAGAAGAATCGTTGTAGCTGTAGGTACGACGCTCGTGATAAGCATCTCCCTCGAATACAAACAGATTGCTGACTTCGTTCTGAGAAAATGTTCTGAGAACAGAAGATGGTGTGCCATCGACTTTGATCGATCCCTCGACAATCCAGTTGGGAGAGAAGGATACATGAGCAGCACCAACAAACTCGAATAGACCGTCCTTGAGTTCGCTGAAGGTTGCAGATTCTGCAGCACCATTGATTGCAAAGATCTGACCTTCGCCTTCATATGCAAATGTTCTGCTATCTGTTGTAGATACAAAGTTGAACAGGTCACCGCGTCCAACATAAGTCTTAGTGAGACTGTACTCCTCACCACCAAAGACTTCGATCTGAATCTCAGCAAACCATTGTGGGTTGACTCTTGCTCTCGCCTCACCACCAAGTACAACCTCACCATCACCAATGTGTCTGAGGGAGAAGTTAGTCTTAGCAGCACCGTTGTAGAGGAACTTACCGAATGGATAGTTGGTAACTGTCTGACTGATGAAGCCCCAATCGATGTTTCCAGAGTAACCTTCGGTAATAGTACCGTGATCGTATACTGCAGTTGGAACGGTATTTGCATTCAAGATGAGCTTGAATGTTGGGTTGACCGTTACAGTATTCTCGATTCTTACAACTGGATCTGTAGACTCTCCCGATATGGTCTGAGGACCAGAAATAATCTGTACAGATGCACTGGATGGAATGAATCCAAAGTTCTCGTATCTGAAGAACGAGATAGAAGAATCGTTGTAATCGTAAGTGCGTCTTTCGTGATATGCATCACCAGTAAAGACGAATAGATTACCAATTTCATCCTGAGCAAATGTTCTCTTGATGTCAGATGCAGCACCTGTTACATCGATTACACCTTCAGAGATCCAGTTAGGTGCGAAGCTGACATTTGCAGCATTGCTGAATTCAATACTACCAGATCCAACATAATCAGTAGCAACTCTCTCTTCTGTAGAGATGAAGTTGAATAGGTCTCCAGAACCAGCGTATGCATATGCTCTGGTTTCTTCGCCGCCACCAATACTGAATAGATTACCAGAACCAGGATGTAGGAGACTGAAGTTAGTGATTGCAGCACCACTAACTTTGTTGATAATAAATCCTTTCCAGATTGGATTGGTTTTAGCAATCGCAACACCAAAGACAGAGATGTCACCCTGAACAACATAATTAGGAACGAAGTTAATGAGTGTCTCAGACTTGAGTCTACTGACACCGAATGGGAACTTAGTTCCAGTGACATTAATGAATCCCCAATCCTCACTGGTAGTCTTACCAATAGAAATAGGAGCGTATTCAATTGTATTTTGTGGAGTACCAATAGGCAGCGCAACTTGGTACTGTGGTGAAACACTCGCCGTTACACCAGGATCAACCAGAACTATCGACTCAGAACTGACTCCCGATAGTGTCTGGTTGCTTGTAATATGCTGGTATGTCTGGAGTGGAACAGTTCCAAAATCCAGATACCCGAATGGTACAACAGAAGATGTGTTGTACGAATAAGTTCTTCTTTCGTCCTTACTGTTGAGTGCTGGTAGAGTTCCAGAAGCTTCGTATCCGAAGGTTCTAAGTATAGGTGCAGAACCATCAACTTCGACAGTACCACTACCGACCCAGTTAGGTTGGAATGCGACATTTGCATTTCCACTAACTTCAATAACTCCTTGCGTTTCGTATGCTCTGCTACGAAGGGAGAATCCATTACCAATATTGAATAGATTTCCACTTCCAAGTTCTTGCTTGGAGAATGCAATATCCGTAAGCGACTGGATGCCAAAGAGACCATCGGTCTTGATGCTTGGCACCCAGTGCGTAACGGTGTTACCAGTAACATGCAGTGTACCAGTAACGATGTACGGAGCAACCAGACGATAGTAAGTATCGCCTCTTTCAAATACAGTACCTGTACCAACCCATGCATGTACAACTGTCCAAGTTGTGTTACTGACAGGTCTAAGAGTTCCGAATGGGAAGTTAGTATCTGTGTAGATGATTCTTCCCCAATCATCCACTTCAACTGCTTCGGTGTCTCTAACGGACCCACCATCAACAAAAGCAGTTGGTGTCATTGCCAACGAATTTAAACCGTAGTCAATTTCAATGAACGGTTCAATAGACGAAGGATTCCATGAATATGTTCTTAAATCCTTATTATTAAATCTAAAAATTACATTGTGTAATTTTCCAGGTAAAGAAGGGTCGTCGTAACCAAATCTCTCGATTACTTCATTGGCATACGAATCCACCCCATCGTTCGCATAAGAATCGATAGGGTACGATACAAACTGTCCAGTTTTATATTCGTATACCGTTGACATTAAGGTTCGACCTCCTCATTAATAAAAAAGGGGACCGCTCTTGCAATCCCCCAACATAATAAAGAGTTCAAATGAATCAATCAGTCGAGGCTGACATTCAGTGTGACTTTGATTTGGTCACCCGCGTTTTGAATCGCGTATGGACCATTTGTGAATCTCTCAGCGAAGAAGATCGCATCATAGAGAGTCGCTGCACCAGTACCATCAATTGCTTTGGTAGTGGTGAAAGTATTTGCATCAGGTACAGTGTGAACAATGTATGTACCAGCAGTAGTTGTGCTGTTACCAGTACCCTGATCGATGTAGACTGCATCACCAACAACTAGACCATGACCAGTTGCAGTAACTTTGCTGTAGTCAAAGAGAACAGTGTCGTTACCGTTAGATGCCTGAATGTTTTCAATCAGTAGGTTGTTCAAGTAAACTGTTACAGTTCCGTCAGTGTCTTCTGTCTCGAAGTCAATACCAGTGATGATGGTGTTAGCATCAATACCGTTTGGAGTAGAACTCTGAGAAACTCTCATGCCGAGTGCTAGATCTTCAGCAACATTCGCCTTGAATGTAGCATCACCAGAAACTGCACCAGCGTTAGGCTTGTCTAGGTATACAGTAGTACCAACAATACCAGCAACGCGAGCGTTAAGAGCAATGTTAGTTCCAGTTACGCGCTGGTTAACAACAATGCCAGTAGTGGAAGCAACGCTGATCTCAAACTCACCAGCAGTACCAGTAGCAGCAGTAACTGCAGATACAGCAGCAAGAGTTAGATAGTTGTTACCAATGGTTCCTCTGACACCAGACTTAGAAATCTGAGTACCAGCAGCAATAGTTGCTGCGTCTGCCACACCATGAATAGTGGTAGGCATGTTGTTGGCACGGGACAGATAGTAACCGTAGATGTTACCTGCAGGACCATCAAAGGTGAAAGTCTGCTCAGGATAAGAAGCAGTTGTTCTACCCTTACCGAAAGCAAGAGGTTGTGCAGTGAAGTTACCGCTGTTTTTGACACTCAGGTTGAGGGTTGTGCCGTCGATATCGACAACATATGCACCAGTTCCGACAGAACCACCAGTGACATAATCGCCCTTCTTAATACCAGTATTGCTAGCAACAGTAATCAGGTATTCGCCAGAGACACCATCACCATTGACGGTAGTAACTGCAGATGGTTCAGTTTCAATGGTCCAACGGTTACCATTCAAAAGGATACCATACTGCTGAACATAGTCCTGGTCAGTTCTGTTGTTAATGACCTGAGGATATCCAGTAGTAGGACCAGAACCGTAACCGATCGTGTTGTTATCGGTATATGGTTCAAAATATCTAGTCTGAGAGGGAGTGTCACTCTCTGCAGGATATGTGTCTGTGCTAAACAGTTTTAGAATTAGATTCCTAGGAATGTTCTGCGAATAGTTAAGCAGATTTCTTAGAGAATCAATTTCGCCGTTGTCGGTTACTAAGAGTGCCATGTGTGTCCTCTGTCGATTACGTTGCTATCTGTATGATTATTTATACCACTGATTATTTATAATTTGATCCTAAGGGATACAGTGACTTTAGTTATGTCGTGAACATAGTTCACAACGAACCTTAGGATGTCTCCAGCATCGATAGTGGTATTCCATGTGGAGAGGTTGTCATCCTTTTTCTTGTCCTCCTGTAATTGATTTATAACACCTAGAGTAGGAAGTTCTGTGCCACAGATAGATGTGAAATTAGGAAAGTCAGCAAATGATGCTTTCAGAATGTCCATCTCAATATTGCCAGGAGTCTCTGAAAAGATAGTCCACGACTCAATTGTGCCCGTAACATCTAGGGTCATATCTCCTTTCGGACCAGTCGCCATAGGGAACGATCCAGAGTCAATTACGAAGTTAAGTGTTCTGGTTAAATCTGCGGTAGTTACTAATGCAACACCAGAAAATTTATTACCAGCGCATGGAGCGGATGAAAAGACAATTTGATTGTTAGAAACAATATAATCAACCGCAGGTTTTAGAACAACATCATTAATAGAGATAATGAGTTGTTGTTCATTGATCGGGTAGTATGCCTCACCATTAACAGAGAGGTCAAATGTATCAACAGCAGGACTACTCACACAATCAAACGATGCTGAAATATCATCCAGGATCAGATTGGTGAACTGTGTTGACTTTGTTGGAATCTGGTAATTAACATCTAAGTTGAACTGAGGATTTTCTCTCAGAGCAACACGATGTGTATTTGAACCAACTCTTACATTATACTCTGCCATCAGGAGGATACTCCAGGATTGACTTCTACAATGCCCTCAATGACTCTCGTCTTATATCCTTGGGGTGATTCTAGAAGAATGTCATAGACATATCTTCTACGGTCAAGCACTCCCGTTTCAGCGCCAGTCATAGAGATACCAATTTCACCTGATGTTCTGTTCACAAACACTAGGGGAACTTGGATGCTAGATGTAGCACTATAACTCTTCTTGAAATGAGCTTCTCCAGTATAACCCACCATGTTTAATGGAGTGCCATCCTTATTTGTAATGAAGAAAGTCACATCAAAATTGGCATGACGATCAACTACAATATTTACAGGTATCGCTGCCATCAGTTATATCTTATAAAGCTCTACTATTTATCTTTGAACCCTTGACAGAGTTAGTTTACTTAGATTTAGCAGGTTTGTCAACCTCAGGAGGTTCTGGTGACTCAAGTAAATCTAATGTTTCAAGACCGCCTTGCAGTTTGAGTTTATACTCCTTGATAGAGACAACTTCCTCTTCTGCCTTCTTGAGTCTCAGTTCTGCATCTGCAATTTGTTTTTGAAACTCAGTTCTCAGTTTTGCTGGATCCATGGTAAATTCATGCTAAAATA